AACTTCAGCTTAAAGCAGCTGATGCTTCAACTCTTGCAGCTTCTTTAGCAGAAGGTACAGTAGTTACTTTTAACGCAGGTGATACCTCAGCAGGTACCGCTAGTTTAACCGCTACTTATATCGGAAAATCAAGAATTGATGGTTTTGCAATGTTTAAAACTGGTACTTTCGGAACAACAGCTTCTAATTTAGCAGACGTATTCGATGGTTCAACCTATGCATACACAGATACTGTTACAGGTGGTGTTAAAACTTTCCCAACACTTATTTCAACTCTTGAAGATCAAATTCAAGGCTTCACTGGAGCTGGCGAAAATGATGGAGACAATTGGAGTGGCACATTCGTAAGTGGAACTACTCTTTATGAACCTATGGAAAGAGGAGTCGGTGAAATGGTTTATCCAAGAGCTCTTGGACTTCAATTATTTACCAAATTCTTCTCTGCCGGAACATTCCAAGTTTCTGTATCTGTTACACAGGAGCAAGTCCAAGACCTTAATAGACAGTGGGGTATTGATGTTATTGCAATGATTGAAAACGCTGGAATCAACGAACTTAGTCAAAGCATTAATAAGCATATCCTTTCAAGACTTTTCAGCCTTGGTTGGAAAAACCACTTGAAAGCTAATGCTGCAGAAGGAATCAACCTTAATATGAACTGTGTATCAACAGGTAATCTTACAACGGCAGCTTATGCTTATCCTGATGGAGAAGCTACTATTTCACATGCTTCAATGACAGTTCCTGGTTTTGCATCTTATGCATCTGTAGTTGGTGCTACATTTGAAAACCAAGACACTATTATTAAGAGAGTAATGGCTAATATTCTTGCAGCTGGTAACGTTATCATGCAGAGAGGTCGTAGAGGTCCTGCTAACTTTATAGTTACTAACCTTAAACTTGCTACCGCTCTTCAGAGTAACTCAGGCTACACATTCTCGCCTATGACTAATACATTTACACAGTCAAACGGTTCATTGTATCCTCTTGGAACAATTGCTGGAATGACTCTTTATGTAGATCCTAACATGCTTTATTCTGATACCAGAGTACTTGTTGGACGTAAAGGTGCTACTGATGAGCCCGGAGTTATATTTGCTCCATATCTTATGGCTGAAAGCGTTAAGCTTATTACTGAAGGAACTGCTAGTTCTAAGGTAATTATCAAGACACGCTACTCGCTTATAGATGCAGGCTTCCATCCTGAGACACAGTACCTTACAATGTACTTTAACACTAATACTGGCTCAGTTATTTAATTAACATAACCGTTTAGTTACAAGATAAAAAGAGGAACTTAAACGTTTAAGTTCCTCTTTTTTGTTATAAATTTTTAAAATAACGTATTGTTTTAATTAAACCGTTATATAAATCTATTTTAGGCTCCCATGATAATTTTTCTTTAGCAAGACTGATATCTGGTCGACGTTGTATTGGATCATCTTGAGGTAATGGTAAAAAAACGATTTTCGAAGTTGAATTCGTTAATTCTAAAACTTTTTCAGCTAATTCCCTTATAGCAAATTCTCCCGGATTTCCTATATTAACTGGGCCATGAAAATCATTAATTTCCATAAATTTTACTAACCCGTCTATTAAATCATCTATATACTGAAAACTTCTTGTCTGTGATCCATCTCCATATATCGTAATATCCTCCCCATTTAAAGCTTGAACAATAAAATTTGAAACAACTCTACCATCATCTTTTCGCATTCTTGGTCCATAAGTATTAAATATACGAGCTATTTTTATATCTACATTATATTGCCTATTATAATCCGTACAAATTGTTTCTGCGCATCTTTTACCTTCATCATAACATGAACGAATACCAATAGGATTTACATTACCCCAATATGCTTCAGGTTGAGGATGAATTATTGGATCTCCATAAACTTCACTTGTAGATGCCTGAAGCATTTTAATTTTTAATTTTCGTGCTAATTTTAATGCATTAATAGTACCCATAACACATGTGTTTAACGTTTGAGTAGGGTCTTTTTGATAATGAATAGGTGAAGCTGGGCATGCAAGATTATAAATTTCATCACATTCAATATAATAAGGGTGAATTACATTCCAACGAATCGCTTCAAAATACGGATTATTCAAAAGATGCCGTATGTTTTGTTTATCACCAGAATAATAATTATCAAGACATATAACCTCATTTCCCTTTTCAAGTAAATATTCACATAAATGAGAACCTATAAATCCTGCGCCACCTGTTATTAATATTCTTTTCATAATTTTTTAAATTCTTCAAATATTCTATTTTTCCAATAAGTCATGTAAAGTTGTTCCATATTATCATTATTATATGAATATTTTTCCAAAAGTTCTGGAGTAACTTCTTCCCATCTATTAACTTGTATAATAGGAAGATTATAATCTCTATAAATCCGATGTTTTAAAGTAATTGGGATACACCCCATATATAATGCTTCCCATAACCTATGAGTATCTACGCCATTTCCTGGCGGACATACAATAAACTTACATTTTGACATATTTTTACAATATGTATGATAGTCGAGCTTATATTCTTCAACAATAGGAAGATTTTTTAATTTAAGAATTGAAGTTATAGCTGCTCTAGTAGGATTTGTCGCAGAATTCCAATTACAATAAAGCTTAAAATCTTTCGGATTATTTTTAAGATTATCGATATTTTCTTCTAGCCACGTATGATCTGTAAATGATCCCTTTGAACGACCGCAATGATTTTCAAGCCCTATTGGAATAGAAATTAAATCCGGATGATCGTGAACAGCATTTTCGGCAAACCACCTTTTAATGCAAGAGGGTTTAGAATTAAATCTTACACTGTCTATAGGATAATCTGACATGTGAGTAATTAAAACATATTTTCTTCCTGAAAATTGCAAAAACCTAAATAATTGAAAAATAAAATCTGTTTTGCAATAAATAATAGCATTTTGGGTATACATTTTCATAGAAAATTCTGTATGATCAAAATCTATCCCAAAATGAGAAATTTTAAAAAATTTATTTCCGTTTATATAATTAAACATTTTTTATAACTTTAGTAATTAAAAATCCGTTTCTATCTTTTAAATTATCGTCAATAATTAAAAACTTATCAGGATTAGCTAAAATAAATTCTCGCGATTTTTTATTTTTATTACTTGCTGTATCATCAAGTACAATATATTTACATCTTTTATACAATTTAAAAAATTCAATTTCTCCAGAAAATTCTCCTCCATCTATTATGAGTAAATCTATGTTTTCTGGTAATAAATCAAAAACATTTGGCGCATTTTTAATCCAAGCGATATCTTCCTGCAACCATTTTTTATGAGTTTCGTCTTTTAATTTTTCTAAGATAGGGTATAGTTCTTCTACGTTAACTATAGACCCATGTATTAACTTAAATTTCGGCGGTAAAAAGCCCAAGTTTATTTTTGCTTCTTCATAACGTATCTTATTACATTCAATAGAAATAACTTCTTTGTTAAAATTATTACTATAAATTATCGCATCTAAAATACATTTTGTTGTACCCATACCATTCCAGGTGCCAATATCAACTATTGTATTTACTTCTGATTTTTTGGCCAATTTAAAAATATGTTCCCCTAATTTAGATCCTCTATTTATTTGTCCTATCATATATAATGTTTCTATAAGATTTTAATGCTTAAAATTTCTATGATGATAAAATAATTGTTTATATGGTGAATTTGAAAATAAACTTATTTCTTCATTTCCCCATTGCGTAGGATCTCTAAATAATTCAAAATTATTTTTTACAGCAAGAAGAGATAATACGGCTTGATCATGGCGATGATCTTTAAATTCATAAAAATTGGGATAACCACATACATTAGGATCATCTGTTACAATTCTTGAATCTCTTAAGTAATGCTGCCATTGATTTAAAAATTCTATGTTTTCTTTATTTTTAATCCACAATGAAATAGCGCCATTAATCATGGGTGCATTCCAATATTTTGGTTCATTACAATTAGTTAAAATAAAACAATCTCTTTTTATCCATATTTTTGCTTTATGTTCTGCGCCAATCCAGGGAACACGAAAAAATATTTTTCCTTGATTTGGGCAAGTTTTCAATAATCTGAATAATGGATCAAGATTATCGATTACTTTAAGACCTGCATCGCTATAAAGAACACAGTCGCCATCATTTAATTGTTCAAATGTCTTTAGTATTATAAAAGGTTTCCATATCCAATATCCTGCTCCACGCGGTTTTAATAAAATATATAAATTTTTTTGCCAAAAATTTTCGGTTTTTAACCATTCTTGCGTATAACGTATAAATTTATCAACTTTACCCACGTTAAGCGATGTTTCTTCAAGTAAATCTAAGCTTTTGTAATATAATTCATTACCGAATGATATATGTATTTTTTTCATTGTATTTTATATTTTCAACCTTTCCTATATTTTTATAATTATCATTTATAAAGGATTCGTATGGGTATTGCTGTGCATTGTTCCAGTTTTCCCCTTCTTTTTTTTCTATGATAATTTTATTTACTAATGCTTTGTGTCCGCCATCACCGATAAAAGTTTCTACGTTCTTATCATAGGAATGTTCTAATCTATTTTGAATTCTATTCATTACCCCCTGAATAGGGATTTTTTCAATAGCTTTTGAATAACGTTTTATAAAATCTCCATCTTCTTCTCCATATGCTATAAGTCTTTCGTCAAAATAACCTACTTGATGTGCTAATTTTTTAGATATAACAAATGTCCCAAATCCCCAATTAATTTCAAATATTTCTTTGTTTTGAATATGTCCTATTATATCAAATATTGCTAATGGATTATTAAATGCTATGTCGTCATTCATTAAAAATATATGAGTAGTAGCACAATGTACGATAAGATTATTCCACATCTTTGCTAATCCTGTAAATCGCGGAAACATTAAAGGATATATGCTATTTTGTCGAAAACAAAATTCAAGAATATCTTTTCTATAAGTCTCCGGCATTTTTTCTCCAAAATTTGTATTTATTGCCAATAAAATATCTATATCTTTATCATATATGCGAATATCGGAAATTTGTTTTTTTACGTCGTTTAAACGATTACGAAATGTAGTAATTCCTATGCTAAGAGTTTTCATTTAATTATTTTCCATTTTAATTTGAATTTTGGCGAAGGGCTATTATCTTTTCTGACATAAGAATGCATAAAAAGATTATCGTTTCTTAATTGAATGGTATCTATTAAGCAAGAAAATGAACTATCCATACAATGGATTTCTTTAGCTTTTTCTATTGTGTACAAAAAATCAAAAACGCCAATATCTAAATAATCTATTGGTTTAATTATTTTATCATTTTTTGAAATATAGGTTTCATTTATTACTCTTCCATTTTTAGGATCATCATGCATAAATATAAAATTTTCATTATCTTTTAACCCTAATTTGTTATAGTAAGTATCCTTTTCTTTTTCAATATCTCGTTGAAAATAAAATTTGTTCCATTTATCTTCAAATGGTACATTTGCCATTTTATAGAAAATTTCATCAAATGTTAAAGTGCCGTTTATCTTTAATTCTTCATGAAGTTTTTGATGTCCTACAATTAAATAATTATTCTGGGGACTAAATCTCATAAAGTTGTGTATTTCTAAGTCATCTAAAGCAATATATTTTATATTAGATACATCTCTATACATATATCTAACATTAGAAATATTTTTAGGCTTAACAAATAAATAAACCCTATCATATTTTTCTGCGTACGTACGCACTATAGCATTACATAAAATGTGATCGCCCATACCGAGATGGTGATATATGTAAATTGAATTCTCCATAATTATTATATATGATTTCGAAAGTATTGTTTTGATTTGTGTTCTCTTTTTAACTCATGATTCCATATATACGTAAAATTATCATTTGCATAACTTACAAATGGATAATATGTATACGATATTAGTTGTTTATTTCTTATTATGCTATTATATATGTCATCTGTTGTCGTTTCAAACAAACTCAGTTTATTAATTATTTTATCGTAAACGGAGTTTTTAATTAGCATAGAATGCGTACACTCTGTAAAAACTGTAGGCTCTACATGAGCAAAATCTAAAATAGGAAGATAATTCAATGATAATCTCGGAATACCTGATAGATAAACATGTTCCCAGTTTGCTGGTAATATCTTAAATAAAAATTTTATTCTTTTTTCAAAATCTTGGGCCAATACGACATCGTCTTCAAGCACAATTAAATAATCCCAATTTTTTTCTTTTGCTATTTTAATAGCATTTATATGAGACATCGTACACGCAATTTCTCCGGGTTTAAATTGTTCTCCGAATCGATAGCCATTCGGAAGATGTATGTGTTTATTCTTTTCTTCTTCAGAAAGATTTTGGCCGTCAACAGCATCCATTATAGCAGCATTAAGTCCTAAATTATTTATTTGGGCAATCATTTTTTCTCGTCTTTCAACGGCTCTTTCTAGTGATATTACAACAATGTTATCCATAGTTTTTATAAAAATACTGTTTTAAATTTTTGCATCACTTTTTCAGGTGTATATTTCAAAGAATAGGCATCCCAGTTATTATTTGATGGTTCAAATGACATTAAAATTTTATTCAAATCAGATATATTATAGTATTTAATACACTTATCTTTTAATATATCAAGATGGCATTGTTCAGGTGATAATCCATACGTAATTACAGGCTTATTTTTAATTGAAAATTCGCCACACGCAATTCCAAACGTTTCTCCTCTTCTTCTAGCGTGAAGCATAGCATCACACGTATTAATAAATTTAACTTTTTCATTTAAATCTACTATAGTGTCTAAGTAAATAACATTTGGTTCATTGCAAAACTTTTGAGTGTTTGCAAATAAGAAATAAACATTTTTTCTTGCTTTTGCCACATTCCTAACAGCTTCATGCGCAAAATCAATGTCAAATGTATTAAATCCACCGTATCTTCCAAAAACTATAGCATTACCAGGAATATTTAGTTTGTTCCTTAAATTATCATGTTCTTTAGGTAAATTTATCATATGCGGCACCCAAGGATGAATTCCGTACATCATTTGTTTTGAAAGCCATTCGGATATGTATGCATATACATCTCCATGAGGCTGATAAGCATTCCCGAATACTACGTGAATAACTGTTTTTCTGCCTTTTGAAATTATACCATCATATTCTCCCGATTTAATTACATAAAATACGTCTATTTTATTATCATCTAATATTTTTTCAACTTCAGAAAAATCATTGTACAAGAATATAGGAAAATGCTTCTTGAATTTTTCAATTACTGAAGGCAGATTGTCATTTCGTTTTTTTGAAATAATAAAAGATTCATTATTCAACAGCGTTTGATTATGATAGGCATAGTCGAATACTGCTATCTCTGTTCCCATCACTGACATTTGATTTGTATGAAATGCTATTTTCATAATTTAATTTTTATCTCAATAAATCATAATAATAATTATCTAATGTTATTACTTTATCTAAAACATTTTTAAATAATAAATGTGTTGCTATATGCAGTTCAGATGATAATTCTCTATATGTTTCTAATTCAGTATTAGCTACAATATTTTTGTAATTTTGCGGCATATTAATTGCTTTATCATAAACTTCATCAAATTTTTCATACAAATCTATAAATACAAATTTATGATTTAGCCCAAATACCCAAAGATTATCATTAAAAATAAATTTTCTTCCGACGTGAAAATTGCTTACATAGATATTGTCTTTATCAAGTTCATTAAGATTGAGGAAATTTGAAATACCAATATCATAACGAGTTAATATTAACCAATCATATTCTCCGTTTATTTTTTCATGATCTTTTACAAGTGAAAGTACTTTATTTTGTGAATAATAATTTGACATATAAGAATCAAAGGATTTTTCTGGATCCCTTGGAATATTATAAGATCTTTTTGTTATAAAAGTTTTAGGAGACTCAAAAGTAATCGCTTTAAAATTATAAAGCGCATAGAGATTTTCTGGGACATTATCTTCTATTAAATATAGCTTAGATGCCCATGGAGCTGTTGAATAAGGCTTTCCTATCTTAGATTTATCCCACCAACAATGTGCAAAAATATCTACATCATACTTATCAAGAATTTCTCTTTTAATTTGTAAATACCCTTGATAATAATTGCGAGGTTGCCCTTTTAAACATAATGCTATTTTCATAACATTTCTTTAAATAATTTTATATACTTAATATATTTTTCCTTTTCGTTATGCAAAGGAATCAACGAAAAATATAAAGAAGCTGTAATTATACGAATATGTTTTAACTCTTTGTCATTAAATAAATTTTCATAATAAGCTAATAAATTTTCTTTATATGATCGTTTTATTCTTTTGTCTAATAATATTTCATCATATCCGGTTAATGACTGATATATTTTCGCATAATCATAAAGATAATGCCCATAAATTGTAAATGTATTTTTTTCTAATCCTCTTACGTCTACTAATTTTATATTATCATTTTTGTCTAATAGCACATTACTAAAAATCGGATCACCATGAATCATTGTTCTTTTAATTCCTTTCTCAAAAACGACTTTAAGCTTATTACTCAGTTCATTAAATAAATCCCAGTTTACTCCATAATTTGTATAATCAAAGGAATCCCAACGCTCAATCAGCTTTTCATTATAGTGGTAATAGTCATAATAAACGGTATCATTTTCTTTTATTCTATGAATATCTTGTAAACAATTTACTAATGTTTGTAAATGATTAATAGTTAAAATCCCATTAACATATAAAGAAGAAAATGTTAACCCGTCGATTAATTCAATTTTAATTGAATGTTCTTTTGAAGGATAAATTTTTGGGAAATATTTTTTAACATCATTTGGGGCAAAAGATTGTACCCATTCATAATAATATTTTTCTGCTTCAATTTTGTTTGAATTTGATTCTTTAATGAAAAAGTTTTCTTCTCGTCTTATCTGATTAAAATGTCGAGGCTTAGTGTTACTTAAATATATCCCAAGTTCTTTGTTAAGATCCAATTTAGGATTAATCATTAAATCGTCAATGTAAAAATCTGCATAAGGCTTTCCGAAAACTAGTTCATCATAAGGCACATCATATTTATTAAGTGTATCTATCGTTATTTTTCCGATATCTTTTATAATAGCTCCTACATTGCCGCTGTGAGTTTTCATTCTTCTAGCCGTGTAAATTATGATTGTATGTCCTTCTGTTTTTAGCTTTCGTATTATATTAATTACGCTCCAAATTGGTTCTACACTTGTATAATCTGCAGGAATTTTTGGATACGTAACGATTGTGTTATCGAGGTCAAAGCAAAATCTTTTCGGTGAAATTTTAAAAGTCTCTGAAAAATGAATAATTTGTTTTGGTGTGCCTAAAATATGAAACTTATTGATAGGGATAGCTATAAAGTTTTCATTATCATTTAACATTGTTTTAATAACATGGGAAATATATAACTCTTTTAAAGATGCCTTAAAGTCAATTTTTTCTAAATATTTAAGCAACTTTTCTGCAGATTTAAAAAAGTAACAACCTGTATTAGCTTTATTAGATATTTTTTCTTTTTCTCTTATATCAATAATTTTTAAATTGTCTGTTATGATATAAGAGTATATTGGGTTTGTTTCATCTGAATTAAAATATGTTACTGCATTCGAATCAATTAATTTTAATTTTTCAATAATATTGTCCTCGTACCATGTATCACCGTCAAGTAAAGCAACTTCTCCTTTAATGTTAAATTGTTTTATAGCTTCATATACTGTTTCAGCTGCTCCCCGGGTATCTTTAATAGCTTTTATTGTTATATTTGAATATTTAGCGTTAATATAATTTTCAAAATTATAATAATCAAGCTCTTCATTATACGGAATAAATATTTTATCGTTTTCATCGATCTTTAGACAATCAATGACCCAAAATAAGATTTCTTTCCCAAGAACTTTTATAAGAGGTTTTGGTTGTGTATATCCAAATTCTGAGAATCTTTTGCCTTTTCCGCCTAGCGGTATTATAATATTCATTTTTTAATTTTTTCTATTAACCAATGTTCAAAATTATCTACGTTATCCTCGTGTCTTTTTCTTTGTTCTTCTGTGAACACTGGTTGTTCGTACATATCTCTAAAGCGTTTTTTATCTGAGTCAATTTGTTTAACTATATCAACACTTCCACGTGTTACGTCAATAAAAGCTTCTTTGTTCCAGTCTTCGCTTACTTTCGGGTCACCCCAATAAATTGGCATTGCTCCAACAAGAAAAGCATCCATTAATTTTTCTGTGCAATAATATTTATAAGGCGTGTTTTCATAAGCAAACATGAATTTATGAGAATGTTTTAAGAAAAACTCGTCTTTAGCATCTCTCCAATATCTTCCTTGTGATGCCTTTTGTAATCCCATATCATTGTTTAAATGCCTTCCATAAGAATTAACACGTTTATATTGTGATAAAATACCGTATGCAGAATTTCTTATGAAATTGGAAGGATTTGATACTATATATGCGCACCATCTTTCAAATTCTTCCTCATTATAATTTAGTCTATTAAATAATCGGGTTTTAAATTCGGGACGAAGTATTAAATAATATTGCCATAATGGTAATCTATAATTTGTATCAGTATGTGGATCAAATGATATGCTATAATTTGAACCAAAATCTCCTGGTCTCCAATTTTCACCTAAATATAAAATTTTTTTACATTTGTATTTATGTGTTTCTTGCATTCGTCCAAATATCGAATGGATAATGACATCAGGATTTATACGTGTCACCTGAACATCAAAATGTTTTTGAAGTATTGGCAAAAAAATATTTTCCTGATCTATTTCAGGCCAAAAATCTATGAATGCTACTTTAAGAGTTTCCATTTTTATTTTATGGTTTTTCTATGACTAGGTTTTATCATTTAAAATTTTATAAAATCATTATGTTTAAATAAACCTTCACCGTGAGCTATTTTGAAATTTTGTCTTACCCACCAGTAAGATATTGCAGGCTCCAGATGTAAATCATCATTTGCAAATTGAGATACAGTATCAATGTAAAACTTAGTTTCATACATACATGGATTGTTTGTAAAATTGGCCCATCTACTAGATGCAATAAAATAACTATTTATCTTTTGAATTTTATCCGGAAAATCTATCTCAGGCGATTCTTTCCAATGAATACAATCTAATAAATGCGGGCTATATAATTGTGTAATTGGTTCATAGTGGTTTAATTCATTATTTTCATATACATTTTTAGAATATAAAGGATCTCCGGGATTTTTTCTATGACGGTATCGTACAGCTGATATTCCCGTTTTTAATAATTTAATTCCCAAGTTTAATCTATTAAATGTTACGTCTTCATTTTCTATAAGTTCCCAATCATGTTCTAAAGTAATAAAATAAGGCTGCGTAGATTTTTTTGCTAAATCAATAAATGCATTTCCTATGCCAACATTTTTATCGTATCCTATATACGATAATGAAAATGATTTAGCAAGTCCAATATCTTCTTTTGATATTTCCTGAAATGCTATATTCGCTTCAGACACAATATTAAATAACCCCAGTGATTTATACGAATTAAGTGTATTATTTAATATTTGGGGTGAATTCCAAGACAATATTCCGATTGATATGGGTAACTTTTTACTCATATAAATTTTATTTTAGATCTGCTATAACTTCTGGCAATTCACCCATAAAAACTTCACAATGAGTCCAAACCCATGGCCAAATAGGATGAAGATTTTTAGATTCTAAAGTCCAAGGCAACCAAACTTCATTATACCATTTATCACTATCAAAATCCATACTATGACCCCATGTTTTTATTTTTCTATAAAGCTGTTCGTCAGACAATACATATGATCCATGATAACAGATTACTTCTGGAAGCGTCATGTGATTACCACCATGTACGTTTCGTATATAATCATACTTATTTACTGTATGAAGATTGACAATTGTTTGGTTTGTTCCACCAATTTTTCCTTTATCATTGCTTATGATAATGTATTTAAATGATTTCCAAAATGCATAAAGATCAATAGCAAAAACGTCTACCTCAGGATTATCTTTTACAAGTTGGAGTATTTTTTCAAAATCTTTATGAAAGAAGAATTCATCTGCATCTTGAACCATTAAATAATCAAATCCATCTTCTTTTGCGCGTTGAAGACAATAGTTTCTTTCATCTGTATCACTCATCCAATCTCCTTCAATAATAGTAATTTTATCTATGTATTTTGATTGTTTAATGATATTAATATCAAATTTATTTTTATATGTAATTCTAGCACTTGGGTTATGTCCCCAGGGAAGTTCACTGTGCATTACATAGATATGATCTACATGTGAATATGCATTTTCAAGATTTCGCATAATCCATTGCCCTTGATCAAAGGTCATTACATAGGTTGCAAATTTCATATAGTTAACTTATTAATGTGTCATCAATTGACGAGTTTTCATATCCTTGGCCATATACTTCTTCCATTAACTCGATTAAATACTCTTGATCATTTTTGCTCAAGTTTGTATTAGTCAAAAAGAGATCTATTTTGTTTAAAAGACTTTTTGATAAATCTAAAAACAAAGATGATCTCTCAATAATTTGCTTATTAGACAATGTTTTCATAATTTAAAATCTTATCTTAGTCCATTTCTTTTCTTTTTTATCCCATTTTAACTGAAAATAAGGTGATACATCTGCAATAAATTCTTCTTCCGTATTCGTAGATACGTCTTGTGTTTTAATTTCTAAGGCTATTTTTTCTTTATTTATAGTCATTTTCATTTACACCTAACAAGAAAACTGATTTGATTTTTTCATAATTTTTATTTTCGCCCCTAATATTTGAACTTAAATTTTTTGAAGGAATGACAAGAGGCGGGCTTGCAATATAAAAATTGTACAACTTACTAGTCATCATTTCCCAAGAACCTCTATCGGCAATCATAGGACACTTGTCCATTAAGTCAATGTATCCTTCCATTGCTTTTCGATTTAAACCATACGCAATAAAACTCCAACTGGCAAAACCCTTTGTCCATCTTGGTTTAACTCTTATATTTTCAGGAAGTAAGCGATCCATAAAAGAATAAAGAAGAATACCATCTGCATCTTCTGGAATGCTATCTAAGTATTTTGGCAATAGTTCATTCCAATCTTTATGAAAAGCACAATCGTCTTCAAAAACAAAAATGTTATCGGCGCCTTCTAACAATGCAGTCTTAATAACATAGTAATGACTATGAAGAGTGCCGAATTCGTTGGGAAATGCTTTATTAAATCTTACGTAATTTCTTGATAAATCGTTGTATTTATCAGCGTATAAGTCTACGAAATGAGAAGCATAACCTAATATAACAGGGTGGAACCACTCAACATCAATACTATGTTGTTCAAATCTTTCAAGCATATATTCCCTTTTGTCAGGACGCTCTTTGAGATTTATGCAAACAACCTTATCGTATTTTTCGTTTATAAGACTCATTCAGATAATGGTTTTGTGTGTTCATGTTGAAGTACTTTCTCTTCAAGCCATCTATTTGCACGTTCATATAGGAGTACTTTCTCCTCGAGCCATCTCTCATAGCTTCTAAATCCTGAAAGCAAAGATTCTTTACCAGTGTCTTGTTTATAAGCTAATCTAGGGCCAATACAACTTACTTTATTTAGTAATTTAGAATAACGTTCTTCTAGCCATTTGACATAATCAGGCTTTAAATAACCATTATAATTACAGCCGCCCTGATTACCCGGAATGTTTACATTATATTTACCGAATGTGGGTGCACAACCTGTATCAAATCGATACTCAAGTCGTAAGTCTAAAGTTGTCATCATGTTTTAAAATAGTGATTTGGGTTTAACAATTTTTGCTTTTTCTACTTTTGCTATGTTCTCTATAAGGTCTGCATATATATAATTAATATCACAGTGATTCCGTGTTACTTCTAAGCTGCAATCTAAGTATTTTTTATGCAAAGCCTTGTTAGAATATATATCGTTTATTTTTTCAACAAGTTCTTTAACGTTTGATAAATCTTTTTTAAGAAATAGGCCATACGTGTCTAAGTCTATGTATTTCTTATCAGTTTGTTTTCCTTTTTCAAAAACCCAAGTATTTTCTGCCCAATGATAATCAAACATGGGAACACAACCAACACCAATAATTTCACACATGGCATATTCAATACTATTACCATAGGCATCTGCATTTAAGTGATAAAAATCTGCGCCAACTAAAGAAGAACTAAGAGTCTCCATTCCGTCTTCATATTCATAAGGACCCCAGATGTATATGTGTTTAAGGCTTCTGTCTTTATGATCAGCTGGCAATATGCCGTTTTCAATAGATTTTTTGTTAACTTCAATAATATCGTGCTTACGAATTTTTTTACCAATGTCATCATAAAATATGTGAAGAGCACCAAGAGATCTTTCAACGCCTTTCATTTCAAGATGAAGGTTATTTTCCTTGGCATACGGGAGAAATGCAAACAATCTCTCGGGCTGTTTAAATGTTGCAAATCTTCCAAGATACGTTATTTTCTTATAATGTTCTTTTTTTCGATATTGCACTAAATTATCAAAATTAAAACCATTAATTAACGGGATATAACGATCTCGAATATCTTCTCCAAAAAGCTGTACAAGTTTATTAAAGAATGGAGATGTGGCGCTAAAGCTTACAATTCCATCGCATAATTGGCAAATTTCAAAGAAATTAGCGTTTCTATGTATTGATGCTATTTTATGATCATTTTGAAAAATAATCTTTTTAGTTTTAAGATCTTTCATTATTTTTAGAAAACCGTCTTGAGCCCATTGTGAATGTTTAGTAGATGGAACTGAATGAATAAATACGTAATCAAACTTGTTCAAGACATCATCTGCAAATGTATCTATATTGTCTTTTGTAATATATTCATAATCGGGCATATTCTGGAATTTACCTCTTCCCCATTTTTTATCATCAACAACATAAACTTTAAAATCGATACCCGATTTTTTAAGATATGCAGCTAATTCAATTACATAACGTGTAATTCCAGCGCCTTCAACGCCTCGTCCTAATACTTGAGCAACTTTCATATAATTTATTTTTTATAGTTAAAATAGTTTTTTAACTTTTGGTTTTAACAGCTTCTTTTTTTCTCTTGGATTTTCTTTAAGAATATCATCTATATTTTCATGCACATAATTTTGCCCATTAAAATAATTATAACAATCTCTCATTAATGGAAATTTATTTGTAACACTAAAATGCACTAGCGGTTGTCTCGCAGGATATTCTTTCATTTTTGAAAAGTATTTCTCAATAATATCATGTGTTTTTATAGTGTTTAGTTTTTCTTTGATACCTCGTAAATGAGAATAAAAAGACAAATATATCTGTGATAATGTGTAATTTTCTAATCCTATTTTTGGGAATACAATATTTAAGAAGGGAGTATCAATGTAAAACACTTGTGCACTGGCATTTCTTGTTGATTTACTTTTTTCATTTAATTTTTGAATATACTCTCTATCATCATAAAGAATAGAAATGCATTCATCGAAATGTTTTGTAAAATGTTTTCGTAATTCAGGAATAGTATTTTTAGGAAAATAAAAATTTGTAGCACAAGCACTTAAAGTATAATCATCTCTATAGTTTTCATTTATCCAATTTTTTATTTTGGGCCATTCATTATAATATTCATGAATCTTCAAAAACATATCTTTTGCGTAAATTGCTTTTTCAGATTCAACAACTTTTTCAAATGAGTCATTAAAGAATAAAACATCATCGTCTGTAAAATAAAATGAATCATCTATAAGATTCTCTTTTAACAACATATTAAGAAAATATACCTTACTAAATGTTGTTAATGTTTCAAGATAATTTTTTCCATAATATTTCCTAAAATCATTTTTATCAAAAATTGTGGTAGTTTTGGGATCAATAATTTTACAAAATTCGCTAGAATCATCTTGATCTACATATAAGAATAAACGTTTATTGAGAAATTGATGATGCTTATGTGTATAAAACAGTTTAAAGATTTTAAAATTATGTGTGGTTACAACTGTAATCATACTATTCTTCTTTTGATAAATAATGTTTAAGTGCTTCTCTTGGTGTTGGTTTCCATTCTTCTGCTTCAATAAAAAAAGTAGTTTGTATGTCTCCAGTATCATCACCAAAGTCAGCATTTTGAAATCCTGATGTTACAACTGCCCAGTTTCCATTGTCATCATAAAGAAGATTGGGCGCATGTCCAAGTTTTGAAAGTTGCTCCATGATAAACTCAAATTCTAGATCATCTTGATGTTTATTAAGAAGGCGGATAATTTCTTCAGCAAGCGTATCAATTTCTAACATTAATTTATCAAACCTATCAATTTCATCATGATCTTCGGTTTCTTTAATTTGCGAAAACAGTTCATAACGAAGATTTTGCGTTTTTACAATGTAATCTTTGATTGATTGTTCCACGTTTTTAATTTTTTATTTGAATATAAACAAAATCTTTTATTTTATACTGCCAATTCTTGTTAAAGTTTTGTTAAATAACACACGAAAAGGGATTTTTCGTCCCTTTTCACAAATCATTTAATTTAAAGAATTTTGCCTTATATTTTATCCATTATAATCAAGACATGAATCGCTATTAATGTATTCAACTGCATCTTTTAATGTTGCGAATTCTTTATATTCATCGATTTCATAGTCTACATCATAGTCAAAATCCTCAATATTCCATTCATCTATGGTTAAATCTCCTCTTTCAATTTGTCGATTTTCTTCTCTTGAAAATTTTCCATTTCGTCTTTCGCCCTTTTGTTCAACTACGTATTTATCTGGAGCTTCTTTAATAAGAGTCACTCCAATGTTTAAATAGTCAAAGTTTCCTCCGTATCCTGACATAGGATGAATTACATTTCCATTCCAAAATACAATATTGTCGGTGTCTAAGTCAAATTCTCTAATGTCATCTAATCCGTAATCATTTTCATATAATTCGTCATTAAGTGATTGAAAAAGAGGTTCTTTATCGTTTTTTTCATTTTCACTAGTATCGTATTCATCATCGGGGCTATTCATCCATTCAATTACATCATCAAAGTATTTTTTAATACTTTCAATACTTTCATTTGTTTTCATATATTGCTTAAGCAACTTAACTACTTCAGTATGTCCATTTTCACTTGCCCATAGTAAAGCCTCATCGTTATAAGCATGAACATCGGCACCAGCATCTAATAAAAGTTTGACTATTTCTACATAACCATTACCACTTGCCCATCGTAAAGCTCTATCATTAGAAAAATGTATATTTGCGCCTGCATTTATTAGCGATTTAACTGCTTTTGTGTGACCACGTCTACTTGCCTCTATTAGAGCCATATCTTTTTCTTCCTGAGACATGTTTTTAAAATCTTTTGCAGAATTTCTTGACATATTTGTTCTAATTGAGCTTTCTCCTAAAAATTTTCTGAATTTAGAATTTTTATTAGCTTCAATTTTTTTCTTTTCTGATTTCTCAACTTCTTTTCTTTCTTTATCTTTTTTGGCTTTATATTGAAGTATGATATTTTTCATTGCTGCTTTAAATGTATCGTTATAAAACTCATTAAAAGCATTTACAACATTATTTGAACCACATCTAAAGATCTCTTCTCTTTCATCGCCAGATATGTCATACACAACAAAGTATTTTTGGGGTTCTGTGAAAGACAGCGTTTCCTCGCTTGGCATATCTCCGGCTATAGGTTCTCCTATCGGTGACATTTCTTCATCAGGACTTTGTTCAGGATCATTTGTAGCATCTTTTTCCGGAGAATCATCTAAATCTAATCCAAGATCTTCTTCACCATCACCTTCAGCTTCAAGAACCTTTCCTTCAATGATTTCTTCTTCTGGCTCATCTGTTGCTCCCATACCGCCATCTATACTTCCATCTGAAAGTGTTTCAGCAGGCAATACTAGAACGCCTACAACAAAATCACTATCAAAAAGTTTATAAACATCTCCGGTTTCAGTAAATCCTTCTTTCTTTTGTTTATTTTCTTCCCAAAATTCTTTGTATTTAAGAATTTCTCCTTTTGCATTTTTCTTGAAATCCTCAAAATTCTTTTTGATTTTTTCTATAACTGCTAAACCATCTTGTTCTTTTTTCTTAAGATTGGCTTTTTCATCTTTTTCGAATACTCGGAAGAATTTATAGTCGTAATATTGACTTAATGATTCACGAACATGTTTCATATTGATTAGTTTTATTTTATATATTCAAGCATTTTTCCTTTGAATATATATATAAATAAAATAAACGTTAAGGCTATGAAATACAGCGAATTTTTACAGTTAAATGAGATATTACAAGAAAAGGGAACTTCTTTATCAAAAGAATTAGGCTTAAACCCTATTAATGAAGCCGATGATGCTAACACGCCGTATGGTAAAGAAGAGAAAAAAGCAACCGCACCGTCTGATCTTGAAACTGAAAAAGGCGGATTTTTTACTAAGTGGGGCAGAATTAAATCATCATTAAACAACAATGCCAAAAAAATTCAAGGTAATGCTGTTAAACAGGTTGAAAAATATTTACCAAATGTATTAAAAGTTGAAAGAAGCATAACTGAAACATTGGCTGAAGCCATTAAACAAAACAAAAAAGGAAAAGAACTTGAAAAAATATTGGCTGAAAAAATTAAAACGACATCAAAATTACAAGAAAAGCAATTAGGAGCCATATATAATTTAGTTGATAAACTTTTAAATAACGCTGATTCAACATTCGATAAGAAAATAGGCGGTGCAGAAAAATCAAAAACTGTAACTGCATTACTTGATGCTACTGCAGCTTTCTTTAAAGGCGGAACGGATGATGCAGTTCTTAAGTTAAAGAACTATTGGCAAGTATTGCACACACAGATTCAAATGAATGTTTATAATTATATTTCTACTACTATTGAAAAGGACGCAAAAGAGGTATTAGGAGAAAATAATGAAGCGCTAAAAATTTATCTTGCAAATTCTCCGGGAGCAAAATCAGTTGATGCTAAAGAAGCAGAAGTAGAAAAAATTGCTAATGAAAAGAAAGAAGAAGTTAAAAATGCAGAAGCTACAGCAACAAAAGGCGCGGCAGAAGTCAAAGAAGGAGAAAAATACGCACTAAAAGATCAAAAAGATCCTACACATACATATAACGTAGAAATAACTAAAATTGCAGGAGATGAAATAACATATAAAACAGATGATGGTAAACAATGGAAATTAAGTAAAGATGGATTCCAAAAGCGTTCACCACAAAAAATTGAAATAGAAAAACAAAACGTTGAACAAACTCCAGAAGAAAAAGAAAAAGCGAGAGAAGGTGGAGCTAAAGTTGATGTAAAATTATAAAAAAATATTTTACGATGGGATTAAGAAGCACAATAGAATTTTATAAAGAAGCTGAATATCTTCACAAAGAAATTGATGATGTATATAATGACTTTGAGGAAGGAAAGATTCCGGAATCACAAAAAGATACAATCAT